TACAGCTTTTATGCCCGTAACCATCATTGCAAACCCCGCGGAAATGGCGGGCAAAACAGCCAGAACAGCTCCGAATGCCAAAATCACAGGACCCATAACCGCCGCTAGTCCGGCGAAGATGACAATTTTTGTTTTGGTTGCTTCGGACAAAGATCCAAAAGAAGTCATCACGTCGTTGACATAAGAAACGACCTTAGTAAACGTTGGCAGAATGACCGCGCCAAACTGCACGCCGAGCTCTTTCAGCGTTTCGCTAAAAATTCGCATTTGATTCGCCGCGCCGTCGCTCGTCCGAGCAAAGTCACCCTGTGCATTTTTCGTTGCGTTCATAACATATGCATAGCGTAAATTTATTTTTTCCGCCTCAGTCATCGCTTGTACTTTTTTCGTGATTCCTTGCGACAAGGCGAAGATTTCGAGATTTGTCTCCGTCATCACGACGCCGAGCATTTTTAGCGACTCTGTCTCACCAGTGAAGATGCCGTTAAGTGCCGTCATTGCCTGCTTGGCGTCGATATTTTTAAAACTTGCTAAATCACCGCCAAGTTGGGTAAGTGCCATACTCATCCTTGCCGCGTCAGCTTGAGTCAGTCCCATCGACGTACCCATGTCGCCAAAAAGCGCTGCCGCATCAAGCGCGGATTGCTGCGCCAAGCCCATCGACTGCAAAGAGGTCTTCGACCACTTTTTGACCGATTCCGCAGATGACCCAAATGCGACGCTAATTTTATTCATCGTCTCTTCCATATCGCTCGCCAGTTTCACCGACGCCCCCGCAGCGGCGAGTACCGGAAGTGTGATCGCAGCACTCGCTGTCGCACCCACGGTGCGCATGCTGGTCCCGAGGGCAACAAGTCCTTTTTGACTCTCCGCGAAACCTTTGTTTAGCTCTTTGAAATCAGACGATATCTTGACAAAAAGTTCTTGTAACACTACGTTTCACCGCCCTCTGCGTTGCCGTATAAAGCGACAAACTGTTGCAAAACTTGTAATTGCTCTTGCCATGTCTGCCTTTTCGCTCGCTCACGCGGCATGAAATCTTCCGGTCGAAATGGCTTGCCTTTCTGCCGATTTGCGTTGGCGACCACGCTGCACACGAGGGCGAACCGAAAGTGATCGCGACGCGACAGCTGATCATGCGCTTTGCTCAAAAAATAATATTCACGCAGCGTTAAACGCCACGCGTCAGATGGCGACAGTCCGAAAAAAGTCACGGCGGATGCCCATATCTCAATGACGCGCGGCGTTGTCAGTTTTTTTTCGACGCTTCCTCAAATTCTCCAGTCGCCGTGGATGTGGATATAACGCTTGATAACGCCTTGGCGACAATTGCCATGTTTTGTGCGTTGATAAGTTTGCCAACGTCAGATACGCTGAGCTCTTCGTCTTCGTGGATCAGGCAAGCCCACAGTAGCGCGCGTAGCTCTGTCGCGCCAGTCGACTCGCCTATAGCTAACGCGCTTTTTCCCGTCGCAGACTCATAGTGCGCCATTGCGTTAAGGTCAAAAACAAGTTTTCGCGGCTTATCCAGATCAATCATTATGCCCCTTGACATAAATAGTCAGCCCCCTTAAATAAATACTTTAGATTTGCCCTAAAGTTGGCCGCCCCGTCACTTTGAACGATGCGCTGAATGGAATTGTTCCGTCAACAGGAGCTTCCATGGTGAAGCCGGTTGTCAAAACGGTCGCCGTGAAACGTGTTACCGATGGAGACGTTGGATAGTCAACAGTGACTGTTTGCGTAGAATTCGTTTCTAGCGCAACGATTGTCGCGGACGCGCTTGCCGTGGTGAAGTTACCCTCGATGCTGATTTCTCCACCGTCACGCAATCCTTTAATAAATTCACGGTAACGGTCTGCGCTAGAATGCGTCGTGACATCGATCGTTTCTGCTGATAAATTTGGAGCGGAAATGCTTGTTATTTCTGAAATGGTTGTTGCTCCGATTTTGAAAATTGCGCCAAACGAAAAAGTACCTGCCATGATTCAATCACTCCTCAAGTTTTAGTGACAAATGACATCGTAGGTTGCATTGATGATGTTTTTGTCCTCGTCGCGCTCCGTAGAGCTGTAGCGGTATAAACACTGAACCATAGTATACGTGTCCATCGCGAATTTTTTTAAGTTTATCGTTTGATTCACGAGCTCCACAATTTCCTTTGCTAGCTTGAAACCACCACGTCCGTTTTTAGTGAAGATGCGCATCTCAAGCGTGACGTAAAAACCGTCTTTACCGAGTCGATTGGCGTTTGCCTCCGTCATGCTACCAATCGTGATGTACGGATACGCTGAATTTGTAGGAGGCTCGTCATACAATGCGCTGCCGATTTTCGTCATCAGTGTGGCGTTTGCGCTTAGTGCAGTGAACAGTGATTTTTGTACGCTCCACATCGCACTCATCACCGCACCCCCTTTATGCGCTTCACCGCTACAATGATGCGCGGAACGGCTTTATCATATGCTTTACGCAAAAAGTGCCGCCCGTATCCCTTAGGCTTTTTCTGTCCGCCGCTGGTACGTCCCGAGTTTGGGCCGCCGCCGCCACGCTCGTGTATCTTTTCTGCATACTCGACGTTGGTGCCGACGATGACCTCTCCGTCGCCCGCTCGCACCGTTCGTAACATGCCATCATAGCTACCGCCTTCGCGGTTAGTGTAGTTAAACGTGGTTGTATCCTTTGTTATCGTGATGATGCTCGCGCGCAAACGACCCGAGTCAACGGGTACATTCCTCTTTGCTACTGTCTCAATCTCGACTCTTGACATCGCTAGAATGGTTTCGTCAACCTCTTCTTGGATACGCTCGTTGAGCTTTTTCATTTCTTCACGCAACGCAGTCATGTTGAGAATGCTGAATTTAATCATATCTCACACCTAGCTTTTACCGTCATCATCCTCGACATTTGCGATTCATCCAGCACCGATTCAATGTCTAGCACTTTGCCGAGATAGACAATGCGTTGTGTGTTGCTGAGGGGCTGTTTTCGCATGCGGATGGTGTACTGTTCGACTTGCTGTATCTTGTCGAACCGCGTTTCCTCCACTGCAACACCCTCAACACGCGCCCACGCTGTCGATGTAGTCGTCCACGCTTCGGAAAATGTTCCTCCACCACTTGGTGTAACGGTGAGTGATTGAATAGTAATGGTGTTCCGCAGGCAGGTAAGCATCAGAAAACACCCCTCGCTGACGCTGAATGGTTCACAATTCTGCCGATAACGCCTTTCAGCACATCGTAACTTATGCTAAATCCTTGTTCGCTCCAAGTTGTTGCATACTCTTGTCTGTTTTCGTAGAGGAACGCCGCTACTCGCAACACTGCTGTTTTTATATCCGTTGATATCGTTGACGGCGTTGCGTCTGCTACCATGCCAGCCGTGTATGTGATGATGTATCCATTGGCTGGTCTGCCTGCGGCGAAGTAACCGTCTTTGTGATAAAAGTCGTTGCCACCGACACGATACGAAGAGGTAGAGACGGTGACATATGAAGATTCGAACCTCTCTGCATATGTGATTGATGAAACTGTTGATACAGGTGTTCTCATAGCAGGGATATACTCGACACCACCTGTCTGGCGTTGCACGAAAGTCCTGCGATGGAATACTGTGCCCATATACGATTCGACAATCTGCGTTGCTGCGTGAATAATTTCGTTGATCAGCGAAGGATTTTCATTCACTGCATCATCGATGCGCGCATAACGCTTAAATTCTGCATCCGTAACGGGATGCCACACTGGCTCTGTTTCAGTTACTGTTATTAATTGTGGTATCGGGGCGCTGTCTAGCATGTACCTTCCCCCTCGTCTTTATAACCTTTACATCGTATGCATCGTGCTCACTGTATTCAATGAAACCAAGGTTGCACAAACGTCTTTCTTTTTCGCGATCGATTGTGATATAGCCGTCTCCGATGTCGTAGTGCCGTTTTGACTCGTCACAATAAAACTTATGTTTTGCGACGTAGCCCATAACGCTTCACATCCTCGTCCCTGTACAAATGTGTGGCAGGGTAGTGAGTATCCATGTATATCCTGTATCCGTGCGCCGCCGCTCGAATGCAAAACGCCCGATCCTCCCAATTGGAGAATGATACATTGTGTAGTGGTGAGTAGTTTACGCCCGATGCGATGACATCGCGGTGTATCAAGATGCACGCTCCGCTGTAGCCCACTTCATACAAACCTTTCTTTCTCCACTTGTTCCAAATTCCCAGTTTGGTGTAGCTGTAATAATCATGCTCCCATGCGTTGGGCATTTCCTCTTCATCGCTACGCCAACGAGTCCAGAATATTTCGCTACAAATGTGCTTTTGTTGAGCAACAAGATGCGACAATGTTTTCGGGTGTAACATGATGTCAGAGTCGACGAGGAAGAAGTAGTCATAGCCTTCGTCAAGTGTTTTTTTGAGGAGGAAGTTTTTCATACTCGCTACGTCACGTAAATTATTATTCTTCCATACATGCGTATTATCCTTTTGATACGTTGTATCGTTTGAATATTCCTCGTATTGATGTCGCTTCAAATATTGCTTCAATTGTGGTGAATTATGCAGTATAAAAAAGTAATCGACCTCATAATCATGCTGTTGATTGGCTAGTGATTCAAGGTAATACTTGAAAACCGTTTCATCTTGCTGTACAGGAGCACCGATAAGGACCCTCATTGTGTATCCCGTTGTTTTTCCTGCTCCATCTTCGCAAACGCATCAACAAAGTGTTTTTCAAAAATTTCCTGCTGCGCAAGATGCCCGAATTGCAACGTAGTATCGCAATACATTTTAACACCCGCTTCTTTAAGCTTGATGCAGAAAGACAAATCCTCCCCTACGTTGGGTAGCGGGAAAAAGTATGGCTTTTCTAGCTTTTCAAAAGCGGAACGCTTTATCAATGCGCACGCTAGCCCCGCACCTTCAATTGGTAGCAAACCTTCGCCGTATCCTGTCGGCACTTCTAAACTTGGTATACTGTTTTCGTAGCTAACCTTTGTATAAAAACATGGTTGATACGGATGTACCCTTTTGAAAGCCTTTGCGGTGACAAACTCCTTATCGTGCCGCAACAAAAACTGTAAGCTCTGCGGGTGAAACGTCATGTCCGAGTCGATGAACATAAGGTATTCATTGTCACTCTTCATAAACTGCTCCGCTACATATTCGCGCGCATCATAGATTAAACTATTTGACACCATTGAGAATTCTAGCTTGATATCGTTCCTCTGATTCGTCATGCGGATGAACGACTCGAATACTTTGAATTCTACTGGTCGATGTATTGGCAAACCTACCATAACTTTTGTCATGCATAACACCCCTAGTATGTTATTCCCTTATATACGGCATGGAAACGTCAAGGGGATACGCTTGTCGCCCGCGCAAGCTATCCATGCCGTAAAGCTGCAAAAGTTAACCTAGATATCTGTCTCCGTCGCGTGCGATAATGGCACTAATACCTGATGCGGTATCGGCTTTTTGCACATACAAACCAAGGTAACGGCGACCTTCTGTGATTTGGGAGTCACGTAGATTAATGTTGATGAAACGTGGCGAGGTTGTGGATACTCCTGTTACCTGCGATGCAGTAATAACCGTTGCAACCGCTCCAGCCCACGTGGACGCCGTGGACTCCCAAACGGTAACGGTAATCACGCCTGCTGTCGTTGCTGTTCCTTGTGCAACGATGGCGAGGTACTCTGTAAATTGTGACATGTCGACAAGTTCGGACGATGATGCTGTTACGGTCGCTGCCGTTGTGGGTTTGATTGCGCTGGTAAAGGTTACTTTTTCATTCAATCGATTCATGCGTTGTTCTCCTCCTTTTTAGTTATGTTACGTTCCAAAGTTTCCTAGCTGTACGAAAGGCGAAATTGTCGCTCCGCCTGCACGTGGTGTGATAGGGGCGTCGATCCACGGCTGTCCATCGACACGCTGCACAAATCTCCACGCCTTTTCGTCGAATTTAAACTTTACATGCTCCGATTCCATAATAGTCAGGCGTTGGCGATCGCCGATAAGGTAGTAGCGCATGTCGGCAAGAGAAACGTCTCCAATCGATCCGCGTGCGGGGACTTTTTCGGTGACGAGTACAGGTACGCCGTAGATTGTTCCGGGAAGGTCGCCTGTGATTCCACCAGTAAAGCCGGGAGTGAGAATGTAGTTGCTGTTTTCATCTTTCAATTTGTAGATATCCGGCAGCACGGATTGATTGATAATCCATACAGGCGTTCCACCACGGCGGTAGAAACGCGCTAACATGTTGACGAGGTCGGATGTTTGAACCGATCCTGTGCCCACACGTCCAACGGTAATTGTTGCAGGCGCATTGAGGATACCGAGTGGTTTGTTGACGCCGTTACCTGTTAAAAAAGCTGCGTCCTCTTCGAACGCGATGGACTGTGCGAACACATCGCTTAGCAATGAACCCATTGATACGATCGCATCGTCAACAAGCTCGTCAGACGATTCGACGTATCCAATAAGTTTTTTAGCTTCGATTGTAACTTGCTTAAACTTCGGATTGCTCTCCGACTTTTCAAGCCCTTCGCCGCCCCAATATGCAGTGACTCCGCCGAATAAAGATCCCGACGCGTTTGACGACATGTTGAGCGCTGGAATTTTAAGGATAGGAGATGTCATCGGCAACACACGCGCACCGCTACGGCGAACCACCGTTTCTTCAAGTTGTACACGCAAAACTTCGTTTGAGAAAGTTTCGGGTACAAGATAGCCACCAAGGTCACCTGTGTTTTCGACAAGGTTTTTACGCGTGAAGGCTTTTAGCTCCGGGTCATGCGCACGTGCTTTTACGAGAAACTCACCAAAAGTTTCCTTTTTAGCTGTTTCGGTGTGAACTGCCTTCGCTTGTGCAGACTGCATGGAGGACAATCGCGTCTCCATTTCCGTTTGAAACTTTGAGAACATAGATTCTACATCTTTTTGGTCGGCATTGCGTTGATCCAACGCGTCCATAAACTTGACTTCAAGAGTTTTCAAATCGTCTTTGGAAACGCCTTGTGTGATCGCTTCCGAGATCGCTTTTTGCACTTCAGTGATGCTCATCGTTACTCACTGCCTTTCAATTTTTTTATGATGTTTAGTATCTCCGTCGGCTCTATATGGTCGTCTCCAGTGCTGATCGCGGCTGGAGTCGCCGTGAGTGACTTGGCATAAGCCAATACCTTTTCCATTGTATCATAATCTTTCTGCATTATCAATGTTTTCACAGCTAAAATTTTAGCCATGTCGTTCGCCGCGAACGTTACGGGGGAAAATTCCCACAACCGCACCTCTTTTAGCAATCGCACGCGTTTCGTCCCAAGCATTTTGTAGTCATCCTTGACGACATCGTAACCTATCGACATCTCTGTTACAACGCCGTCCTGTATCAATATTTTCGCCTTTTTTCCTGCCTCTGTATCGCTAATTTTATACTTTACATATAAGCCTTTATCATCCTCCTGCATTGCGATGGGTATCCCTATAGGCTCGCCAGCGTCGTGTTGCCACAATACTTTGATGCGTGAGCGATTCTCCGCAATCGTTTTGCGAAAAGCGCCTTTTTCTACGATGTCACCGTATGCGTCGATGTTGTCGAATACACTTGCATACCCTTCAAATACCCCGTCATCAGTAGCTTTTGTTTCAAACTTGACGGCTTTAAACTGCATTCTTCTCACCTCCGTATCGCTTTTCAATTTCTTCATCTTCGTCTTCGTCCTCTTCTTCCTCGTCCTCCACTGCATCCCACTGTATCTTGCACACAGCGAACCGCTGTTCCAGTTTTGGGAATTCCTCAATCATCACCTTGTCACTCATACACCGTGTCAAGAATGATTCCTCTTCTTCGGCTGGTATCGGTTTCGGCAACGGCACTATGCTTCACCTCCTCGTGTTTCTTCTGCGTATTCGTATCCCACGGCGCATCGGCAGTTGATACTTTCCTTTGCAGGCAAAGAGAAGTCGGCGGGGTATTTGCCGCGGAAACCGTTTACATCAAACGACTCACTTAGCTTAATCGCAGGATGGTTCGCCATGGCTCTGTGAGAGTCGCGTGTGCTGTCGTCAAATGTGGGTATCCACACTTTCCGTAGCTTCGGTGTCGTTTGTTGCGCTCCTGCAAGTGAGCCAAAGTTTGATGCGCTCACCACCTCTGTGCGGGCTATTGTTCGACTTCTATTCGGGATGATTTTATCGAGATATAGTTTATCCAGTGATTCCGTCATCGCGAGGATACTCGCGCCCTCTGCCATGCTGTCTATAATAATATTCTTGATATCCGTCTTTGTTGTTTCGGTGATTAGTACGACTTTTTCAGCAGACGTTTCGGTGATGTATTTTAAGATGTCATCAGTCGTAAAGTCGAACGCTTTTGTTTCGCTTGCTCCTACTGATTTAATGCGTGACTGTATATCTTGATACGTCTTTGCACCAAAGTGGCGGATGATATCCTTGTATATCTTTTGAAACAGCTTAACAAAATGTTCTTTGTCATCTTCGATGATCTCCAAAACCTCATTGTTGAAATTATCTTTGTTATACGTGGCGTTGATGATTTTCTTGCGTTGTTCATTGAATGCTTCAGCGACTTGCTTTGCTACTCTATCATAAAATGGATTTCGTTGTCGCTCAAACTGCTTGAAAAGTTTTTTTTTGCGTCAAGGCTTTTAGATTCACCTTCGCTTGGCAACACTTGTTCAGGTGTAAAGCCTAAGTCGTTGAAAAACACGTCTCCGTCCTGCACCTCTTCATAATCTAAGGCAAACCTCGCTTCGTTGCGTTTTATTAATCCGCTTTTCCACAAGTCGACGGTACGCTTAGTGAGTGCATCTTGAGATTCTTTCAACGCTTGTATCTTTGATAAATCATACACCAATACAAGGTTATCGGCGTATCTCGGTAACAGGTCGCTTTGTAGCTTTTGTTTCATATGTTCCAAGTATCGGGGGATAATGGTGTTTTCCCAAAAACTTTTTACGGCTTCTCCAAAATTGCTGTACGTTTGTCCCTCTGGATCTCCTACAAGTTGTGATGGAACGCCGAAAGCAGAACATATCTCCGTGCGGTTTAGCTTCCTTTGATTCAGAAAGTCCATGTCAATACTCGTTAACCCGATAGGTTGATACGTTGCTCTGTCTGCATTAAGGACTAATGGGATTCTTGCGTTGCTCCCTCCGCCGTATCGGCGCTTCCACTCATCACGTAAATTGTCGATAAGTTCGGGAGATGGATTCTGCACCGTGAACACGCCAGCAGGAACGCCGCTGTTTTGCAACGTGCTTTTGTTCCAGTTCACCGCCTCGTTCTCCGTATCAATGGTACGGCTCAACGCCCGTATCGGCGATAATCCTTCGTAGATGTCTAGCGGATCACTGAATTTGCTCCACAATACTTCTTCTTTATCGTAGTATATCGTGCTATAATTATCGTATTTATACCCCGATACAAACTCTTCTTTTGATGGTATTGGCTTCATGTAGTGCGGATACAACGGCACTATTTGCGTGGGCATCGACGGATTCACGTATTCAGCGTAAAATTTTCCTTCAAGTGCTAGATACGTTGACCACAAATCAATGAAATCACGCGATGACATGAACGCATTTGCCTTGTTATTCAACAAATCCAGTATGGGATGCTGTTCAATCTCGATGTTTCTACCGCCGCGCCCTTTACGGTATAGTAGCCACGGCACCGAGGATGTTGCGGACGATATTTGCATGACGCACGAGTATACCCAGACGACTTTGTTATATGCTTCGGTGATGTATTGTTTGTCTTTCTGCGTCGCCCAGTGCGCCTGCCCATAGCTACCCTCTGAAACGTACCTGTATTTCTGTTTCTTCTTGAATTTATCCCAAAATGCCATCGTGTCACCTCCTAGAAATATATCGCCGTTTCATCCGTAAAGCACTCTTCTAGCGCATATCTCATGGCATCCAGTAAATGGTTATCTTTGTCAACAGGTTTAGCAATGTAGATACCGTTTTTGTCTGTTGCATACTGATACAGCTGTATCTCACGGATAAAATTGACACATGACGGGTGTATAATCAGTTCATGTCTTTTTATCCACTGTATACCAAAGTTTATGCTGTCTTTGCCTTTTTTTGCAGGCTTAGCGCGGATTCCTAGCGTCTGCAGCTCTCGTATACTTTTTGGCTCTGCGCTGTCGCATGTGATGTACTCCGCACCGATGATGGAGTGCAACCGCGTCGCAATCGCATCATTCATCATCTCTAGCTCCATGAATTCGTCGAATACATAGATGCGCTTGTTGCGCTTGTCGTAGTGCATCCGTATATACGCCGTTGGGTCCGACGCAAATCCGAAGTCTAATCCGTTGTATATGTTATCGAATGTACTAGTGTCGAAATGTTCTACTTTATAATTCGTATAGATTGTTTTGCCAAGCGTACCCCAGTTTCCAAGCGTGTACACATTGTA